CCGGTGACCTCATTCAAATGCGGAATGCCTTCTGTGCAAAGTTCAAACTTGCCAAAGTCAGTACAGGACGACCCAACGCACCGAACTTCAACTCTGACATGATACTCGACGAGTTCCATCGACTCATGAAAGAGACTAAGTTAACACCCAACGACTTGTGGGATAAACTCATACACCTCAATCAACAGATGTCAACCCGTGACCGCGCAAAGCTCACACCCAAAGTGATTGAGAAATGTGAACGGTCTGGACTCTGGTTGTTCGCATGGAGCCGTCGACTTAACGCGAGCGAGTTGGTGTAAAAACGGATTTAAATCGGTCAGGTATTTAGACTTCCCCCTCCCACAGAACAAGATGTCACTAAAAGATAATCAAGTTCAAATTGATGAAATTATTGTTATTGAACAAAAACAAGAAGTAGAAAGACGTAAAGAAGCAGCACATGCTAAAACATATATATCGCCAGAAGAGGCTCGTAGTGATTTAATGACAAATAAAGACAGTCCGTTCTTGTTTAGAAAATGGTTAAAACAGATACAAGATTCTGGTCCTGACTATATAAAAAATCCACCAGCAGATGATCCATATCCACACCAAACTGAAAAACTTATAGAAGACTATATTGGTAAACACGTGATTAAATTACTAGGTTGTAGTTGTGGTAATAATGCATCGTATCGTATTCATCCAAAATATGAATGGAACTATGATTCCGGTCAATGGAATATAAAAGCTCTTAAAGGACCTTGTTCGTATTGGTCTGGTCACATTGGATATTGCTGGGAAGGTACTATGTCTAGAGAAAATCTGACATATGCACATTAAATAAAAAACGGATTGCAATCTAAACAATTTAGATTTTTCCATACCCAAAATGAACTCCATTGATAATGAACTCGCAACCCTACACGCTCGCATCGCAGAACTCGAAAAAGTGAAGAATACTCCACCACTACCAAAGATTACACCACAGAAGTTGCTTGAAGAAAGACTGAAAAGAGCTAAGAATGATAACTCTAGACCAAAAGAATCTCCTATTGCTACAGCCTGTAGACTTTCAAGACAATCAGAAAATGAAATGCTTGAATCTATCGTTGAGAGTTTGAATCAGATCAATGCTCGCCTAGATGCTCTTGAGAAGAAGTAAAAACGGAAGCTCTTCCGTCTATCCCCACTTTTTCTATGGAGTGGACAGCAGAAGACGACAGAACCTTAATCATTATGTTACGACACAAAGGAGCCTCATTCGACCAGGTTGCAGCCAAACTCAAACGAACGAAACGTGCAATCCTCTTCCGAGTCGACAAGATTATCGAATTTCATGTTCACGATGACGGACCGCATGTGGATGAAGTCTGTCAATGGTTGATGCCGCACATTCCAGTTGAAACCTGGATGATGGAACGTGCTAAACTTCTATAAAAAAACGGACGGTAATCGTCTCAACACTCTTTTTTTCAATGAACCCAAATCCTTACCTAGTCGCATCCAGTCTAGTATTGTCGGCTCCTGCTATAGCACTTCTGTACAAACGCGAACTTCTTGCAGGAATGTGGTGTATGTCCTTGTGCGTAACATCCACTCTCTGGCACGCTACCAAACCTAGATACCCATATCTTCTCACTGCAGATCTCTTCCTTGTGTACACGAATATGGCAATCGCATCGCTCATGAGTCTTCGAGGACTTCCATACTCCTTGGCTCCTCTTTCACTCTTAGTGGTGACTGGAAATGTATTGTATCACTGCGGACGATACTATCAATGTTTCGCATGGCATCCAGACTGCACAGTTGCAACTCGATGGCACATGATACTCCACATGATTCCTTCCTTTGGGTATTTATGGATTGTCCTACTCTCCAAAACGGAAATCCCTCCAACCAATGATTGAACTGTATAATGCCTCGATTCGTTCGCATCCACCAACAAGTCTTCCACATTCCTTCCCTCGCCAATGTCAGTATGGGTACGTCATGGACTGGACAACCTATACTGACCTTCTACTATCACAATCAATACAACCACACGATTTGGTATCCCTGGGGCAAATGGGACGAGTGTGAACAAGACATGCTTCAAGTCAAGACCGCAATGATGGAAGTTGAACAAGTCCTGACCAACGTCTTTCTCACCGAACCGAAACCGGTCCAACTCATTAAAACGGAAAGTTTGATAGTCGACACAGGAGCTGTAGAATAATGGAACCTTGTAAACATTGTCTAGCGCTTATCTACGATGTGCTTCAACATCCTTACTCCCCAGACGCCTTTGGTGCACCCTTCATGCGTCAAAGACGTATTGAAGGAATACTCCCCGAACTCACCTTTGAAGTCTACCGAATGCTTCATGAACGAGTTCTCTCCCCTAAATCCAACTCGATTCCCGTCTTGATGTGTGTAGACGCAGGACTCGCACCACCGATGTTGTGCCAGTACTGGTTCTATGAAAAGTTGAGTAGTCTCCGTAACTTTCGAGACATTCATCGTGAGCATTCTAGACGATTTTAAAAACGGATTTATTTTTGCCTGGTCGTTTAGACTCCCCCTCTAAAATGCAGCTCCCTCAACGACATGGAAAGAAATGGTACGAAGGTGAATCCAACTACATCTTACAACGAGTTAAACAAGGAATCCCTTTCTCAAAAATAGCAAAAGAAGTCAGTCGAACTACCAACGGCATTACTGCACAATTGAAGCGAATTGGATACAACTCGGTTCAAAAGGGCATGACTATTAAAGACGCATCCAAACTGACAGGTATATCTGTCGATAGACTGACCTACTACATAGAGTGTAAGAACGGCACACTCCTAGACCTTACTCAAGAAGTCGCAAGTCTCCGTTCAAGAATCGAAGTACTTGAACGAAGGAACAAACCGGCTGGAACTGGACTTAATGCGATTCGTGCTGCAAGGAGTACTTAAACGCGACGAGTATTACGAACCTTTTTGCTTCGTGACTTACTACGACGCTTGGACTTCTTGGTACGACGGCGTTTACCGCCCTTTCCACCACATGGGCACCCGAAATAATGGGTGATGATGCGTGCCGTCCCGCCTTCTACGGCTTTACACGATCCACAGATGGATTTTCCATCCTTCATCTCTTGGGGTTTGCAAACATCGCCGTAGCCATACTTTTTGCGCGAGTCTTCGGCTTCCTTTTTGGCACGTTCAACCACCTCCTTTGCATTAGCGGCTTTCTTCGCGGCAATATCATCATCCTGCTTCTTTATGGCGGCGAGGTAGGCATCTGAATTCTCATAACTATCAGGATCGTTGGAGCTCATTTATTCATACGCTCCGAATAAACTCCCAGTTCAAGTAGTCGCAGATTTTTTTCCAAATCATGTCATGCGCAATCAACCGGTCGCGAGACTTCAATAACGGAAAGAAGACTTTGTATTCGTCCAACTCCAACAGCTCAAAGAACTTGTAGAGGATATACGAGTAGCTCAAGAAGTTCGTGCGGTCGTTCGGGCAGTACAGCAGAAAAGGAGCTTGAATATCTTGAAACATGGCTCGTATTTTCTCTTCAATTTCGGGAGTAATGGTGGGAGGTGGATTTCCATTGAGTCGAGAGAGGATGTGGGCCCTGTGCTCATAATATTTAGAACGATTGAGTTTCTTCAAGATGTGCCGTATATCCTCTTCCGTCAAATCTGCAATGTTGTGGATTCGACGCTTGCGGAGTTCCATAATGACCTCGTTCATCACATCTTCGGGAATGATGGTAGATTCCTTGGCTTGAAACTGGTTCAAGATTTCATTGAGATGGTTAATCTTCTTATACGCATAGTTATTGCGTTCCTTCGGTGGGTCACGGAAACTGGGGAAGTCTGAGACAACCAACGCATACTCTTCCGAGCCACAACGAGGACAGACCAAAATACCTTCTGAACTGATTTCTTCACGAGCCACATTACACTGGACACAATGCTCGGTCAATAACTGAACAACCTCGGGACCACTGGACAACTTCATGCGTTGAACATACTCGTCAAACATCTGCTTGCGGGATAAACCACTCTCCGATGGAACCGACGCACTGAAAAACTTGAGGAAGGTATTGGCATCCTTGGACTGCAAAATGGGTGCATTCACAGAAGTATCTTGCTTCTTGTAATACTCATCTAGCAAGTCCATGTTTTTCAAGTAATACTCTTCCACAGGCTGTGCGTGTTCCAACTCGTCTTGTATTTCACGAATGCGGTCTTGCAGATGATTTGCCTTCACAATGTCGTTAATGTCATTGGTAGAACATAGGCGTGATATTTCCATTTGTAAATGTTGTAACTCGTCCCTCAGGCTCTCCTGTTTGATTTTGGAGTCTTTGAGCGTTTGCACGATTCCCTGGTGCAAAGAATCGAGAGTACCGGTCGCGATAGACGTAGTGGGGCTGTCCCGCATTTTCCGAATCTTGAATACGTCCATTTACAAACTCCTTCACTTGCTTCATGAAGACTTGATTTTGAAGAATGCAGGGTCGTTGACGACGCACTGAAGAGACTAATGTGTTAAAGTCCATCCCTAAGTTCTTGGTTGCATAGGCAAGTGCAAGAGACGCAGAGCGATTCATACCCGCTTGGCAATGGACATACACCATACCTGTTCCCTCTCGTAGAAACTGCTGCAATGTAACTTCAAACTCAGGATACCAGTCTAGAATGTTTGTCTGTAAGGAATCGATTGCATTCAACACTTTGTATTTGGTCGGAAAGCTGTTTCTCCACCACGGAGGTGAAAAGTCATCAAAGGCACAGTTGATGACATGAGTAATGCCGTATTTCTCAACAAAGGCTGTAGTCAAAAACGCTCCAGGTCCGACTAGGATGCGAGGGTGAAAGAATGCAGGAGGTTCTCTCAGGTATGTCGGTGAGAAGAGAAGAGAGAGTAAGGACATTATGTTATTCTATTTTCTTATTTGTAAGCATGTGTTACAGCGCAGAAGTATCGTTCGGTACATGGTTCTTTGGAATCATGTGTTCTATCCTCTTATATCAGCAAGGTAAACCATTCTACTTTCCATTCGCTATATCTCAGATGCAGCTTATCGAAGGACTGCGTTGGATAGATGCAGTCGATGAACGTATTCTCTCGGTTCTAGGAAAGCTATCATTGATTTCTCAACCTGCAGCACTTTTTTATGAAGGGAAAAAGTATTCCTTTATCATTCCATATCTTGTTATCCAAGCCATTAACGAACTCTTGTATGGGTCGCGTGACCTTCGTTTTATACTCGCAAAGGATGGACATTTCAGTTGGATGTGGAACTTTGACTACATAACATCCCTTCCGTATTGGATAGCTTTGGCTATAGGTGCTTACTTTGCATTGAAGACTGAAGTTGTAGTAGGTCTACTCGCACTTTTGGCTTATTTTTATGCAAATCATCATCAATATAGCACATTTGGTTCGCTATGGTGTGTATGGTCGAATTTCTTATGGGTCTACTACATGTTGCGTTAATGTTCGCAACCAGGTACACCTCCACCGGCTACACCGCACCAACCAAAGGTGAATCCTCGTGCTTTACGGCACGGACAAGGTGGATTCAAAGCAATGTTCCATCCAAGTTTGGCAATGTTCTCCATGGTTCGCATCATCCATCCATAGGAAGCTCCACTGTGTCCAGTATACTTCAAAGCTGCATTGATACGGTCAAGATTTGGATGACTTGAGAACATGAAACCTTTGTCTGGAGTATAGTTCTTCATCCAGTCCCAAAGGTCACAGGCTGTAATTGCCTGATAGGCATCTGCTAACATTTCGCGTTCGAGTTTAGAATAGTGAAGTGGGAAGTTCTGCATTGTGAAAAGGGGGGAAGGTCTAGGTCACTGACCCCAATCAATCCATTTTTATCCTAAAATACTGGACAGGAATCCATTCAGAAGGTGTGCAATCACAACTGCACCGAGACCTAAGACACCCGCACCCGTCCAGCTGACAACTCCTGAACCAGTGTAGGCGTTGGGAACATATTGAAGAAGCAGGTTACGAGGAATCGATAACGAAATAATGACTGCGGCAAGGAAGAAAGCAATGTATAGGCTGGCTGAAGAAGCCATCCAACGCATCGCAGGTAAAGTAGGTTTGAAAGAAGGTGCCATGGTCGAGTAACCGGGTGCTTGGTTACTGGGCATTGGCATGATAGGAGGCTGTGATTGCGGTCCTTGAGGATTCAAGAGAGCGTCGAGAGAGGTAGAATCGTCCATTGTTTATTCATTAGACGTGTTTTCACAAGTTGCGTCTTCCACGCGGTATCGGTAGCATTTACCATCGGACTTGACGACCTTGTCCACAGCATCCTTCACAGGAAGTCCCAATGTGAGCACAGTGGAATAGTTGCGGTGAAAGAGGATTGCGGCAAGTCCGAGTCCAATGATGAATGAAAAGAAGGGTGACGCTCGTTCAATGACTTGGGCGAAGTGAATCATTGTTTCTTACTGAGACTTGCGAGTAGATTCAATGAATCTGGCTCGGACACACATGGCACTTCCACTGCATCGAAGCGAACACACCCCGAGTCTGTATGATAGATACTTGAATCGTTTGGTTGAGGAATGGAGACCTTCTTTCGGGTAGGAGGAATCAAAACGGTTGAAATTAACAGTCCTATAATCAATCCCGCAATGAGCCATTTGAGCTGAATCATTCCTTTACCATGTTCGCCATAAATGCTTTGAGTCCATAGTATCCTAAAATGACGAGAAATCCTGTGCCTGGAAACATGACAGAAGCCGCTGCACCTGCGTATCCAACAATCCGGTAGTAATCCTTTCCAGTGTCTACAGCTTCACGCATAAACACTGCATAGACGGCTACAATTCCAAATACATAAATGAAGGTACTCAACACAATCGTAAGTAACGCAATGGCTCTGCTCTGGAACTGTGAAGGAGTAGGTAGTGCTAAAACTGAATCCTTATCTGACACCTTGTCTCCTAGGATGTTTTCAAGTCTGAACGTCTGTCCCGAAGGTGTAATCAGGGTTCTTCGTTTACCATTCTCTACAATATTGACCGTCAATCGTTCGCCTTTAATCGCAGCAGTTGAAAGGTCTTGTGTTTCCTTTTCTTTCAATCGTTCTTGACTGAGTTGTATCTTCTGGACTTCTAAGCACTTTTGGTCTGCTTCACCTCCACATGCCCTCACAGCTTGGTCACGAATATTCTTTTCGTCCTTTCCATCCAGCGTCGTTTCAGGAGCCGCTTCAAAGGTAGGTTTAAGTTGACTATTCGAAGTCACATTCAACACACCTGCAGTGATTTTCTTTGCTAAACTCTTTGTGATGTTTGCAAAGCTCTTTTCGTCGCCATAATAGGCGGATTCTAAATAGACACCACTCATTATTATGATGCGAATACAAGATTGCCCAAGCCCGATACGATACGGAAGAAGTTAATCGACTCTACATACACTCCGACATTGTAGGTGAAGGTAAAAACCACATTGTCATTGTTCTGAACGACGGTTGTAATCGTTCCAGGAGGATACAAAAGCTTTCCTGTTTTAGGGTCAGTCAAGTTCACATTGGCTGCTGGAATCACAGTTGGATTTGGGCTGAATAAGGTGGAGGTTAACACGCAGACGGTAGTGGATGTCGATCCACTCGAATTGACCGACAATGGAAGTGGTTGTTGAAGCGTCAACCGTAGAATGATTTTGTTAAACATACTTCCGTTCGCAGCACCTGATGGTTGATAAGAGGTATTGTCCAATGCAAAGGAATACATGTAGACACCAGGTAGTCCAGTGGTTTCACCTGTAGTATGACGATACATCTGCAATAATGAAAAGAATGGAAGAGGTTTGGGTTGAATACGCTCCTTTCCATCAAACAGAATGACTCCATCGGTCATTGAATCACGAGGATACACTGAAGTCACTTGCTGTTGACCCGATGAATACAATCCCGTATCGATATCGGTACTAATTGCAGACCATGGAGCACGATTGGTGGTTGCCCAGTTCGTATAGTTATCCCAATCGTTCAGCAAAATACGGTCCGAACGTTGCGATGAAAACACAATACGTGTGACCAAGTTGAACATAGGAATTTCTAAATCGGTGTTTCCACCAAACTGTCCTTCTTTATTGACATACTTGACAGTCTTCACCAAAAAGGACTGGTCTGCACGAGCCAATTGGTTCATTTCCATTTCAGTCAAATAGATGAAGTTTCCCTCGATATACGGGTCAGGAAACCAAGTTGTCAGTGTAGGATTACTAGCAACACCTGTGGACAATGGTGGACTCAAAAAGAGACTCAATGGATAGTTGACGGGACGAACGCGTTGACCATACGTTGGATTGGAAGAGGTTCCAGATACAGTACCGTTTTGAGAGGTTAATGATGTATCTGGTCCAGAATTTGCAATAGTAAAGGTCGTTGTCAATGGAGTTGATGCAATGGTTACAGAACTCAAGTTGAATGTAGTATCTGTCAGACTTGCAATCGTGACTGTCTGACCAGCTGTAAAACCATGCGGTCCAGAGGTTGTATATGTGATGACGTTGGATAAACGACTTGCAGAAATCACAGATGTAACAATAGATACAGGTGCGACATCCACTACCGTATACAAATCAGACAACTGACGCAGAGTGACTTCAATGTAGACTTCCGAGTTCTGAAGTGATACTAATGGAAGTGCCAATCCTGGATTCTCACAAAACCAAAAATGAAGAGGAATCACTAACTGTCGACTGCGAATCGAAGGTTCGGGTGTTTTAGTGATTGGTGCAGTGGTAGGAAGTGCAGTCGGAGCAATCGCATGAGGGTATTGTCCGTTACGATCATACGCATGTGCGGGGTCATAGATTTCAGGCACATTCCCTACCATCTGGTCTACAACTGATCTCTTATTCGCATCGTGAGTCATATAGGAATACATCTTCAACCATTCTCCGCGAATGGACTGAATCACCTGTCCGTTCATCGTCAGATTCACATGGTCAATCAAATTGTAGCCAATGTTGGGAATCCATTGAAACTCGTATCCAATTGAGTTGGTGCGTGCATCATATCCAGTTGGAGGAATGGCTCCACTCAAATACTTGAGAGGCGACCAAATGTCTGGAAGAGTGATGTTGAGATAACAATCGTTTAATAATTGAGCATTCCGCTCGACACGACATGAAATCGTTCGAGTACCAGTTGCCGAAAATTCGAGATTGGATGAAGAAAATGACATCCGCATCTGTTCCATTGCAAAGTTCGTATGACGGCGGTAGACTGAACGAAAATGAGTCATAGAAGGGTTTCCATTCACTAACTCATTCTGGGCCCCGACCCCCACTAATTGCATTAAGCCACCGGGCATTTGTATACTCTCCTATGCTTTCTTTAAGACACAATGCGCACACTCATAGGTTGAACGGAGCGTCCGTTATAAGGGACTACACCACGATCTGTAACCACTTGAAAAGCACCGAATGCACCGGTTGCATTGTTACTCAAGCAGCATTCACTGGAATAGGTCGCACCTCCACTCGCACCGCCTCGTGCACCTTGAAAAGGCGCGACAAATCGTTGGCGTTGGGTGGCTCCGTTTGAAAGTAACGATGTATAGAGTGTATTGGATTCGCGCGACTGTGGAGACGGGTCTGCGTTAAAGGTTCGGGCAAGGATTCGGTTCTTGTATCGGGTCAACCAATCTTGAGCAGAATTCACCTGCATTTGTGATTTACGCGAGAGATTCTCTATTTAGGTAATGCGATTTCTACTGGTAAGCACCCACATTGACCAAATCACAGGCTACTCTAAGGTTAGCTTCAATCTTGTGAATCAGCTTGCAACACTGTCTCCCAAAGTTAAGACCTTTCACTTTGGATTCCAACGTCATATTACACGTGCGAACCTTCGTAAATATCCAACTGGTGTTACCTCGTTTGATGCGGCTGCAAACGAAGAGCCAAAAGAAGAGGGATTTGGATATAACAAAATTGCCGATTACATTGAGATGGTTCAACCCGATGTAGTGATGATTTACAATGACCCCTATACGATTTCCAAATTCATTGACTCGATGAAACATGAACGAGGTATTTCAGAGTATAAGCTCTGGTTGTATGTCGACCAAGTCTATACAGGTATTGCAGCTCCTTTGATTGAAACCTTACAGAAGCACGCAGACCGTATTTATTGCTTCACGGACATTTGGAAGACAAAGTTCTTAGAGTATGGTCCCTTTTCAGACATTCGTATCTTAGAACACGCAGTGGACCCAACAGTCTACACCTGTATGTCCGAAGATACACGCAAACCAATTCGTCAATCTAATTTATCACTTCCTCCAAATGCAATTCTGATGCTCAATGCCAATCGTAATAGTCAACGTAAGCGCATCGACTTGACGATTTCAGGATTTGCAGGGCTTCTTAAGAAACATCCTGAAGAACCTTACTATTTGCTCGTTGCATCTAACCTTCAACCTCAAACAGGAGCCTATTATGATATTCAACGCATCTTTCTAGAGGAACTCAAAAACAATGGAATGGATTTCCAGAAGTTTGGACGTCGTCTTTTGTTGATTGATACCTCACCTCCAAATGTGTTGAGTGATGAAGCCATTAATCAGCTGTATAATGCAGCGGATATTGGTATCAACACCTCGGATGGAGAAGGATTTGGGTTGTGCCAGCTTGAACATATGTATGTAGGAGCCCCACAGATTGTGACCGATGTAGGAAGCTATCGCACCTTTTTAGATGATTCAACTGCTGAATTCATTCCAGGGAATGGTAAGTTTTACTTTACAGGCGGTATGCCTCATGGATTCTCAGCACCCACCTTTGCGGTTTCTGATGTAATAAATGCAATGGAATCCATGATTAAGACCTTACCTGAAAAACGTGCAAAGGTTCGAAACTATCAGTTCAAGAGCTGGGCAACTGTCTGCGATAGTTGGTTAGAAGACGTTCTTACGCAAGCTGAAGGTCCGGTAGCCAGCGTATCTGTACCGGTGATATCAGCTGTCCCAATCTAAGGAGTCGTTGTCCATCTTCAAATGCAGGACCATCAAAGACCTCCTTGGTATCAGGGTCAATTAAAAAGACCATCTGTTTAATCTGAACCTTTTGGAGTCGTCGTTTACGGCGTTGCATGTTTCGCAAATACGAATCGTCCAACTCTTCTGTCTTCAAATCGGGCTTGAAGGCTAAATCTTCACCCGCAACTGTACTATCAAATCGCATACATGAAATCACAGGTGTTTCGCGACTATGGAGTTTACGATGAACTTCGCAGTCGACGGCAGCTTGTTTAAGCAGCAAACTAATTCGTTTATTCGTAACATCCTTCTCATACGTTGTCTCATACAAGTATTCATCGGTGGACATGAACACTTCGGACGGTTCACCTTCATAGCGTTTAGTCGCCATATCGTTACGACGGACCAAGACTACATTGTTCGCACCTTCTGTGGATTTGGATTGAGCGTCTGTAAACACACTAATGTAGAACGAAACACGAACCGTTCGTTCTTCCAAGGGTAACGATGCGTGAGAACACAAACGAATGGCGCGTCCAATGACTTGGTCGTGTCGTGCAGGATTCCAATGTGGTTCCATAATGTGAACATGACGCACATTCGCCAAGGTAATACCTTCAGCACCAGCTGCAGTAATCATGAACAAGACCAACTTCTTCTTGGGTGCGGATTCCACCGATTGTTTGAGACTGGGCGGAAAGTCATCGGAATACTTTGCATTGAAAATCTGACGAACCATTTCACGCTGTTCCATGTCTTCGTTACCTGTGAAGAACGCATATGCAGGTTTCTCTACATCCATGGATGGGTCTTCAATCCACTGACCGGCTTCTTTCGCCAACTTGTATTCTTGCCATCCGTTTGCGCTCAACACCGCTGAAAACACACCCAACCCTTCCAAGTTACGATAGTTGGAATACAGCAACTGGGTTCGTCGTGATTCACCGCCCAATGAGTCACGAATGTTCTGATAGATTCGGAGCATCTTGGGACTGTAGGTTTGCAATGCAGTCTCCGTCAAATAGCGTGCAGGGTCCGCCTTGATTTTCTCTAGAATCTCTGATTTTTCAGGTACTGCGTCTTCTGCTACACCTTCTTCGGGTTCAGGTTTACGAATCTCAGGTGGAATGGAGTAGTCGCATGCAAGACGAGAGTTGACACGAAAGGTTTTCATTTCATTGTCTTCGGCTCGTACAGGATTGAGCTTGCGTCGTGCATCTCGCTTGATTTCATCGAATCGCACTGCTAAATAGTTGTTGAACATCGCATCGGACATAGGAACCTTTTCCAAAGTCTTATCATCGTCTACGCGTCGAGGCAACATGCGTTCATCGGCACCTCTGAAATACGACACTAATCCTTGAATGCGTCGTTGGAACAACTGGGTGTTTTTCATTTGAAGTCCATCCAAGAACAAGGTTGCAAACTCGTCGTAGTTGGTAGGCAATGCATCAAAGATTTCAGTAGACACTCGGTCCAACGCAAGTTCAGCTCCACCAATATCGGTCTGAAACTTGGCTGCCCAGGTATTCACCCAGTCCGGTGCAGAGGGCGTAAAGGGAAGGTCCTTCACATACTGAACTGCAATTCGGTCACCTTTTTCATTGTAGACACTTCGGAAATGTGGAGGATTGCGTGTTAACAAAATATACTTCTTCAAGGTCACAAACTCAATCGTATCGACATCGGGAATCGCACGCAATAAAGAGGTCATACGCTCTTCGTCCCAACTTGGAATCGCACTCACTGGAACGACAATCCGTTCAATGGGTCCACGCAATAAGTTCATGAGATACGCAATCTCATTTGCACGGTTAATCACCGGTGTGCCGGATAACGCAACCACCTTGCAGTTACGAGCATTGTAAATCATATCGTAGAGCTTGCGGGCAATGTCCGACGCATTGGAGATGCGTGAAATGAAGTTGTGGACTTCGTCGATAATCACCACACTGTTCTCATAGGGATTACTTCCGTCCGCAGGCACATACTTGCCAATGTTCGCAGAGGACAAGCCGTTGTAGCGGATAAATGTGAATCGCTGGTCGATGATGTCTTCAATCTGTTTCGCAATAGTATCTTGTGCAGTCTTGGGAAGCTTATCAAAGTTCTTCTCTTGATTGGGCACGGTTGTGAAGAAGGTTCGATTTCGGTCCAAGAAGCCATCCGACAAACCAAGCTTCTTTGCAGTCTCGCGTGTTTCTGCCGTCAAGGATTGTTGTCGCCAATGTTGGTCATACATGTAGAGAGGGTCACCGCACTTTCGCAGCTCGCCGCGGTAGTTGGATTCCAAAGACGCAGGTAACATCACAAAGACCTTTTGCGTTGTCAATAAGGATTCAGCCACGGCAATGGATGAACAGGTCTTTCCTGAACCGAGACCGTGATACAACAACAAACCACGATACGGTGTTTCCATCAATAAGTAGTCGCGGACGACCTTTTGATGAGGAAGGAGTTCGCGTGCATTACTACCTCGTTGAAGGCATACATCGACATCCTTATCTTCGTCGTCTGTGGGTAGTTTCCTATACTGTAAGAGTGTCCTCGTAATCGCATCGGCAAATGCTTTACGATTCGGTAATGCGTAGGACCGACTCATTGTTCTTATCCAGCATCTAAAAATCTAGTTGAAAAACAATGGAGAAGCAATCCCGCATTTTATTGGTCACCGTGTATCTCTTTTTGATTGCAGGGTTCCTCTATGCCCAACCCACGATTGCGTTTGGCAGAGAGGGACGAATCCGTCCATTTGGAACACAAGAAAAAGAATCCACTGTATTCCCCTTATGGTGGTGGGTGTTTGTCATTACAGTTGTGTCGTATGTCATTACACTCATGATTACTCGCTCTCGAATGTTTCAATAACCGATTGAAGATTGAGGAGCATAGCTTTTCGTTCAATGTGCTGTGGACGAACGAGTGCTTCAGCTTCTGCAAAGGTCTTCCAACCAATTCCCGAGATTTCGCGCCTCTGCATTGGAGTCATCTTTTGAGATAAGTTCAGCATCTCGGGATGTTTGAGCAATGCTACAAAGTATACATGTTTGTATTGAACTCCATTGAGTCCATGAAAGGTTTCAGTTAACGCAATGTTTTTCAACACGACAAACGATTCGCGCGGAATGTTGGTCTCTTCATCAAATTCACGCAGAGCACAGGCAAGGTCACATTCACCTCGCATACGCCGTCCTTTGGGAAACCCCCATTCAGGTTCTGTATATTCGGACAAGTTGTTTCGCACTAACGCCATTCGGTCGAGTGTCCCAAACTTTTCACGACTTTGAAGGTAGTCTGACG